TTATAACTATGTTTTATTATATTTTGTATATTTATACTATTTATAATTTTTTCAGGATTTAATAATGCATTTTTTTGTGTTGCAATATTTAATTGTTCGACAGGTATTGATTCAACTCCTATTTGTCCCATGGCATCTAGTAATTCTGTTTTAGTTTTATTGATGTACTTTTCTAATAACTTTATTGTTTCATTATTAAGTCCACCCATTTCTTTTAATTTTTCAAAATACCAATAGTCTGAATTTATAAATTCTTCATTTAACTTAAAATGTTCTGCAATTTTCTTTATTAATTCGATTTCTAAATCACTATATATGGTTAAAATAGGTTTTATTGAATTTTGTATTTTATCTTCTATCATACATTATTCCTCTACAACTTCCTGTGGTAATTGTTCTTTACTTCTTTCTTTCATTTTATTTACATATTCTGTTGCTTCTTCTTCGGAGTATCCTCTTGTTTGTACAAAATACTCTATATCATCTATTAATCCAGCATTTTTTTCTATTAATGCCTGTGATTGTTTCTTTTCACTATCTACTACTATACTGTCATCCCAATCAAAGCAAATTTCTGGTTCAATATTATGTTTTATTCCATACAATGTCATTAATACATCAATTCCATAAACTAAACTTTCAAGTGCATTTTGCAAAGCTTTTTGTATATCAGAAACCGTTACATAATAATCTTGTTTACTTGATTTTATTTCGGTTGCTGTTTTTTCTACATTTTCTATTTTAGATATTACTCCAAATGCTAAACCACATTGACTTTCTGCTTGTCTTAACCATTCATTTAAGCCATTAAACAATGCTGTATCTCGTATTCCTGGGCTAAATACATTCCAAGTCTTTTCATCTCCAAAATCAATTTTTCTATAAAGTCTCTTTTTGCCTTTCGGTAATATATCATTTCCATTTTCATCTTTTTTTAATGCTGTAGCATCCACATCAATTGCAAGTTCAGAGCCCTCATATTCCCATAGTGTTCTGCTAAATTGTTTGTCTATTTCTTCCAATATATTTATAGCATTTGCAAATATCGGCGTTCCTATTGGGCTTGTATTGTCAACAGAATTAGCAATTGGTATTTTAAAATATCCACCCAATAATCTATTAACATTTTCTATTTGTAATTCTTCCTCTATTTCTTTCCACTCAGGAACTTTAAATAAACTTATCTTTTTTCCTAATGAATTTCTATTATGTATCGTACTTTTATATACTTTATTTCTAATTATCAAAGTTGTATTATTCAACTCTTGATATTCTAATCTTGTATAGACATCATTGCCTTTTATAATTTGGTCAATAAAAATAGCTCCTAGTAGTTCTCCAGAGCTATCAAATTTTACTGGAATAAACTTATCTCCTTGTATACAACTTACTTTTATTTTTCCATTACTATAAAATGGCTTAAAAAACATTCCGCCTTTTGCAAGAGTATATTCCGTATTTGTTCTTATATTTTTCAAAAACCTTTGATATGTTTCATTTATTATGTCATCATCTACTTTTGACTTAAATTCTATTGTAACTGCTTTTGCAACCTTTTCACATATTGTTTTAGCCACATTTAATGATTTTATATCTTCGTTCAACCAGGGTGCTTTATGATTATAAATATTTGCACATAATTCTATTAATCTTAATACTTCATCATTATTAGATATATCTATATTAAAATCTTTTGCTATATCACTTGTATTAAACATTCTATTTATTGCTCCTTTTATATAATTTACTAATCTTTCAAACATTTTTTCCTCCTATTATGCTACTCTACTATATTGTCTTAAATATCTTTCCCAACTATATTCAAATGCATCTAGTGTATCTATATCTGATGTTCCATCATCTAGTCTTTCATCTTTTCCTTGTTCTTTAGGCTTATCATTATATACAGCATTTTCAAATGCTAGTTCCAATGTTTTACAATCTCGTGTCATAAAAAATCTACAACTCGCCATTAAACTTGTTGTACATCTAATTCTGTCTATTATTTCATTTTTGATACTGTTTCTAACAATTATATATGGATATTTATTAGATACTATCGTTTTTATTCCGTTTATTAGTGTCTGTTCTGCACTATCAGGATATATTGTACTAACTTGTCCATATTTGTTTTGTACTTTTTCTATAAATAAATCTATTGCACTATATAATTGTTGTGGAGTCATTCCTGTCGCTTCTATTCTTTCTGACATTAGTGCAGTCAATTTAGAATAATTATTCTTTAATCCACTTGCTACAAATGTATGTGCAGAACCATTTCCTCCAAAATCTATTCCTACTTGTATAAAATCATAGTCTGGTTTATCTATATAATATGCTTCTTTATTATCACTATAAACTGTATAAATAGATCCTTCAGCAGTTACCCATAATCCTAATATATTCCTTTTATAGAATACTCCTATAAACATTCTTCTATATCTTTCTTTTACTGCTGATAACGTCAAATTATCATCCATTGTAAAATGTAAATATAATATATTTTTTTCTTCTGTTTTATCTACATATTCCAATTTAAACCAGTGGTTTGGATTTTTAGGATTACAGTTAAACCAAAATTTTGCACCTTCCACACTCAATCTTGCTATCCCTTGATCCACAAATGATTGTGGCATTAAAGCGACTTCATCAAAGAATATTCCGGCTAATGTCATACCTTGAATTAAATCTTGACTTGATTCATCTTTGCCTCCAAACAAATAAAAATAGTTAGTTTTTCCATTTTTACTAACTATTAATAAATTTTCACTTCTTTTATGTTCATATCTATATTTTAATGAATGCAATTGTTTCTTTAATGTATTTATAACATTTCTATTTAAGGATCCTATCGTTTTGCCACATATAGCAAAATCACATCCATCATACTTTTCCATAGCCCACATAACAAAACTTGGTGCCATACTTATGGTTTTTCCACTTCTTACTGCTCCATCTGCTATTATTCCATCTTTATCTTTCATAGGCGAATTATCATTCCACCAAGTAAAGACTTTTAATTGTTTATTAGACATTGGTTTCCATTTAAAATTTGCTTTACCCTTCTTCATTCCAAATGTCCTCCGTTTTTCCATTTAAGGCTTCTATAAATGAATTATCATTTTCATCGTCATCTTCTTTTGGTCCTAATATATCATTTAAGTCTTTCAATGCAGATGTAAGTTCTTTTAGCCCTTTTCTGTCTATAATATCTATATATGATTTTATTTCTTCCTCTTCGTTTATTGTTTCTTTACTTGGTTTACGCATATTGTAATTATATTCTACTATCTTGGTCTTTTTTTTATTTTTTGCTATATGCATGTTGAGTTCATTATTTGCTTGCACTATCTTACTTAATAAATCATTTGCTACATCTTTTACTTGTATTATCTTATTTGCTTCTTTTTCTGATTGCTTTTCTATTACCTTTTCTACTATTTTATTGCTCTTTTGTTGCTCTTTCGTTGCCTTTTTCTCTGCCCAGCCTTTCGTTTGTTTATTAGTATTTCCGGTAGATTTAATGCTTTTACTTCTTAAGAACTCTTTTACTGACTTATATTCACTTAATATATATTCTTTTTCTAACTGCTTCCAGTCATATTTCGCCACCTCACTCACCTACTTTGTTTTGTCTTTTATGTTTTTATTTATGTTCATTTTTGCCTCTCACAATATAAAATTGGTTTTCCATCTAATAAAATAGAATCTATTCCTTGTTCTATATTTACACCATTATTTCGTTCATATTGTTCTACTATTTCATGTATAATGTCATAAGAATTTGCTACTATGTCTGCAACATCTTCTTCAGTGTATTGTTTTTCACAATGTGTTATATAATTATCTATATAGCAATGTGTTAATTCATGAATTAAAGTAGATTTCTTTCTGTCTGCTGGCAAATCTTCGTCTATATATATTTTTTGTATATCACAATATGTAATACCGTAATATCTTGTATCTATTGATTTTAAGTTTTCTTCTTCATTTGCTCTTCTAATATTTTGCATATTTTTTATTGATTCTTGTGATGTCTCTGTTATTTTCCATTCTCTGTTGTTTATTTTGAATTTCATTTAATTAAGCACCTCTCTTTAATCCTATAAGGACAAAATACTTTACTTTCTCGTAAATTTGTAATTTCTAAAAAAGAACAGTTTTTACACTGTTCTGGTAATTCACTCTTTATTTGTTTTAATTTCCATTTTTCATTATATTTTTGCTCTTCTTCTATCATATCTAGCACTTCCTCACAACTGTCAAATTTACATACTTTACACTTTTTATTCCCATTTGGGCATATTTTATTATCTATTAAACATTGAATCATACTCTATTCCTCTTCTGTGCATGTTAATTTTCCGTCTATTCTTCTTATTATTTTACAATCTATATTCTTTTTGCATTTACTACAGTTTTCTTTTTTGAATTGTTCTATTTCTTTATCCATGGCTCTTCCTCCATTTTATTTTATTTTTCGACATATTTTGACATTATTTTTATTTTTAATTTGCTATAATTACCTTGATTGGAGGTGATTAATAATGCCAGATTTTAAAAAATTCTTAGATGCTATTTCTAAAGAAGATTTGTCTTTTGCTGAAATTCCTGTTACAGAGGAAAATGCAAACGACAGAGGATATCCATACATATTGCAAAGTTCTTCTAAAATTACTTGTATGATTTTAGAAAAATATCACAATTGGCTTACTCAAAACTATGATATAACTCCTAAGAAATAGTTTTATTACAATCAGTAGTTGTTCTATCAACTGCTGATTCCTTTGATTTAAAATCTTTTACTTTCATACAACTTAATTCTTTTAATGTTAAATCTTTTAAGTCTTTTACCTTTATTTCCATATCTTTTCCTCTTTTCTTTTATAAACACTACGAAATATGCAAGTTATATATAATTGCACTCTAGAACTGAACGGCTACTATTTGCCATTCTGCTATATATGTTTACATACTTCGTACTTTTTTTATAAAAAAATAATATGTGCGGATACTTTATAGTCCACCCGCAAAGCCACTCCAAGTTTTTATTTACGACAGATTTTATGACTGTCCTGGCGACACAGGTAGGATTCGAACCTACGGTACATTTAGTACTCTTGTTTAGTAGACAAGTGCATTAAACCATCTCTGCCACTGTGTCATATATTTGGATGCACCTTCAAGACTCGAACTTGAAACCCCAACATTCAAAGTGTTGTGTTCTACCATTTGAACTAAGATGCAATAATTAGAACTCGCTAGGAAAGTTCTATACCATGTACCTGTTCTCTTATTTCGAAAGGAGGTCTGCCATATTCAACCAAACATAACAAACTATATATTATCAGTTACCTAGTATACTGATAATAACATAATAAAAAGAATAGACATTTAAAACATCTATTCTTAAATCAACAAATTGGTTTTCGCTTAGACTTATGAGATATTTCTATCTGCGACTTTTTATATTTTTTCTATTATAATTACTTTAATAAAGAAATTAAAAGGAAGTTTTAACGAAATTTTAGCGAAGTTTTTAGACTTTTTCTTCTATTCCTGCATTTACTATTTTTAACATTCTTTTTATAGCATTATCTCTATAAGTTTGTAATTGTTTTATACTTTTATATTTTTCAAATTCATTAAAATATGCTTTTTCTACATAATCCCATTTTGACTTATTCATGTAATATGTTTCTATAACAAATTTTTCTTCTTGCGTTAGTGGATTTATCATGTTTTTTACTCTTACTACTATTTTATTTAATTTTGTTTTTTGCTCTTCTAATTCTTTTAATTTGTTTATTAAATATTCTCTATCTTCTTTGTTTATATGATTCAATTCTTTTTGATAATTCATAACTGTATTTGATACTTTATCAGATATTTTATTTGTATTACTATGTATACTATCATATGCTTGTCCAGCTATTTGCATATTTTCTATCACTTCTTCTTCAGTATCTTCATATACTGTTCCAGCATAATCTAACCTTTGTTGATATTCATCCATTTTTAAATCAATTTCTGTTAATTGTGCTTCTTTCTCTCTATGTTCAATTAACATTGTTTCAATATCTTCTTTTATGTATTTACTCATTAGTGTACCTCCTCATTAAATAAATAATATATTTTATAATGTTGTCGTACTGTACTATTTTTCTTTAATGCCCTTCCTAGCTCTCTTGCTGTTAAATTTAAAAATCTTACTATCTCTTGCAAAGTTCCAACTCTCATACATTGCTCGTTATTCTTTGTATCGTATATTCCATATATGTTCATTTGTGCCTCCTTTTTATATCTTCTCTTATTAATTCATCTTTAAAGTTATCTAAAATTTTATATGCTTCATTCAATTGTTGTTGATTATATTTTCTCTTGTCTAAACTTATAAAATCTATATTTTCTAATTTATTCATTATGTCTATTACTATGTTGTATATATGATTTATTGTCATTTGTATCACTCCATTCCGTTATAATAATCTCCTACATTTATTTTATGATACGTATCTCTGTCAACAGTTACCCATATTGATTTTATTTTTCCATCAATTTCTTTTTGAATCTGTATTCTATAACTTTCTGGATGATATTGTGGTATTAGTGATTTTCCACAACTCATCATTGTTGTGTATGCTGAACGATAATCTTTATCAACAACTTGTCCTTCTTTTACTCCATAACCTTTTTCTTCTTTTATCATTATTCCTATTGCTGTAAATAGTATTATAAATAAAATTATAACAATTCCAATTACAAATATTTCTATTATACCTTTTTCGGATTTCATAGTTTTTTACCTTCTTTCTTTTATATACTCATATTTTTAAACTATATCTCTTTAGATTCTCTTTAGAAACTCTTTAGATTTTAGTAAATATCATCTTTAACAAATTCTGATATATCCATAATTTCTTGTGTTTTGCCTTTATCTAATATAAGTTCTAAATTGCTTGAATAATAGCCATTTTGTTCATTGTAGCACGGAATAAAAAACTTTTCTCCTATTATTGATATAATGTTGAATCCTGCTCCTGGAACTCCATCTATTAACAATTCTAAAGTTTCAACAAATTCTATTTCTTTTATTTTAATATTTTTCCCTGTTTTTACTGATACATTGTAATTTTTTAACATTTCAAAGTCTGCATATACACTCTCACAACAGTCTTGTTCATGATAGCACTTAAGTTTATAATTATTGTCGAAAATTATTTCATCTTCATCTATTTGTTTTATTTTCATATCTTCACTTCCTTTTTTATATAATCTTAATTGACTTCTATTTAACTATTTTAAGATTATCTAATTCTCTTTTGATTTGTTCTATTCTATCATTTAATATAAGCGTATCTGAATCTTCCCATTCCTGCCATTCTTCCATATCGACTATATCTCTCAATAATAAAACTATTGTATTTATAGTGCTTTTTCGAGAATCGTTTGGTGCTTTTAAAGCAAATACTACACTTATATATTCTTGATTATTTCCTTCCATTACTTCACCTCTTTTGCTTTATTTTCAAAATATTGTTTTATACAATTTAAGCACTTTTCACAATGCCCATCTGTATAATTATCTGCATAGCAACCTTCCTTTGTACAAAATTCATCTACTGTTAATTCATCTTCAATATGTTTCTTTAATTTATCTATCTGTTTGTCTTTTTCTTCTAGCATAGATAAAACTGTTTCTATTGCTATGCTATCTGTATCTAAATCTGCTGTTAATTGCATTGCAAATATGTCCCCATTTTTTCTTGCTTCCTTAATGACACCATTATTTATTTGTATCATCTTTTTTAGTCTTTCTATTGCTTGTTCTTTTGTCATATGTTAGTCCTCCTCGTAATAATATAAAATATCATTTTCCATTTTATATTCTTTGTTTGTGTAAATATCAACATAATATAAAATTTCATTTTTGTGTTCATCTTTGATTGGTTTTATTATAATTCTTCCAGATGCTGCCATATTCCACGCAATACTTATTGCTACAATAAGCGCCCCTACTAAAACACCAGATAAAAATCCTCCTAATCCATCCATTCTAATTCCTCTACTTTCTTATTTATTGCTTGTAGTTCCTTTTTTCCCAATCCCATCACTTGATGATTTTTATCATTTCTATATGAAAATACTATTTTCCCTACTTTAGCAATTTGTATTGTATGTTCTACTTTATCTCCCATTATAGTGTTTATATAACAATATTTAATCTCTGTGTCGTTATCTATAATTTTTAAAAAACCCAACTTTTTAAACATCTCATCAGCACTCATTTTATTTACCTCTTTTCATTTTTTTATTTAAGAACTTTCTTTGATATTCTCTCACATTATTTTGTCTTTGTTTTTCTTTATTTCTATTTTTTATGAATCCATTATCATTTCCGTTCATTTTATTTTCTCCCTTCTAGTAGTTCTTGTAAAACTAATAATATTGAGTCATCTTCAAAATCTTTATATTCTTGTTGCAATTCAAATTGTCTTTCACTTATCTTGTCTTTTACTATTTGTTTTGGTATATATTTATTATCAACTATATTTCTATTTTTTTCTTGTATATCTCTAACTTTTTCATATGTTATTTTAGATTTTTTTAACTCTTCATTCTCTTTTAATGCTTTTTTACACTTTTCTAGTACTTTTGCTTTCTTTTCAGCATATTCATCATAATAGTTATGCTTATATCGACAATTCAATATCATTTCATCTAATATTTTTATGTCTTCTTCTATACTATTTTCTTTCACTTAAAACACCTCCTATGCCAAGCACTTCATAACTTTCTTTAAATAATTTACACAAAAATTTTTTCTGTTTCTCATCTATTAAATCTAATTCTTTTTCTGTTTCATGTTTATAACTTCCGATATGGACAACCCATACAACCTGTTCTACTAATATGTTCATAAACTTTTGGTACTTCTATGTCGTATTTTTCTATAATTTGTTCTAATAACTCATCTGTCAAATCCCATATAGGCGTGAATTTTTTATCTTTTGTAAAGCAACTTTGATATTGTTTTTTTCTTAAAGCACTTTCTGTATTTCTAATACCTAAAATTGCTTTTTTACCTGTTTCTTTTTCGTAATCGTGAAACGGCTTTTTCTTTAAATAATAACAACATAAGTGTGTTATTTTATGTGCATTTCCAGACAAAACATATTCTCTCGCTTTTTTACTAATTCCACTAAAGCCTTTATCATATGTTCCGTTTATTTTTTGCAATATTGTTTTACCAGGAGTTTTTCCTTTCCTTATTGCATTTTGATAATAATATATGTAGAAGTCTTGCTCTTTACTGAAACACGGAATACCATATTTTTCTTTTATTTCGAGTGGTTTCATTGCTGGTAGTAATACTCTATCACTATTTTTATAAATTCTATCTCTAATTTCTGGGTGTTCCATATATGTATTGCAACCAACTACTTCTATGTTATCTATATGTGCATATTCTTTTATAAACCAGTAAAGAAAGTGACTGTCTTTTCCTCCGACTATAACTCAAATAATATTCATTCGGATTTATCTTAGTAAATTTACTTTTTAAATCGAATAAATAAAAATCAACAGCATTCATATCTTATTTACTCCTCTCTAACTTTTCTATATTACAATCTTCCGTAGTAGCATAATAAACATTATCATCTAATATCATTCTTAAAAGAATATCTAAATCATCAACTATTAAACCTCTTCTATTACCTATTACTTTTTTTCTTACTTCTGTTGCCAATATTGGTTCCGGCATTATCCTTTTTACGTCTATTTCTCTAGCTGTTTGTTCTATTTGCTTTTTATGTTCATAACTCCAGCATATTATTGGCATTTGTTTTTCTACTGACAATTGAATTGCTTTCATAGTCTTTCCGTTTGCTCTACCACCACAATATATTTTCATATTTTATTTACTCCTCTCAACTAAATATTCACATGTTACCATTCTATTTAATATTAATTCGCACATAAAATCTTGTGCTGTTCTTCTATCACTGTATCTACAATTAGCATTTTTGTGTATTCGTGGGTCTGTATCTTCCCATTTATTAATATCTATCATTACAGGACTTAAAAATATATATTGTACTCCTCTTGAAAAACATAGATAATAACAACAATCATAAGGCTTTTTACATTTTTTAAATCCAACTTTTTCAAATTCTTTCATATCGACTATTGGTACTAACATATCTATTCTCCTCCTACTTTATATTTATTTTCTAATTTTTTAAGAAAATCCTGATATGCCTGTTCAGTATCTCTTGACATATATCCTACATTATTTTTTAATATGTTAAATATTTTCTTTTTATTGTTTGTTTTCCATTTGCCAACAACTTTATTTCTACTAATAATTTCATTTTTATAATTATAAGTACTTGCTTTTACTAAAACTTTTAATAAATCAAAGTCTATTTCTACTGTAATATCATTTCCATCTGTATCTTCATATTTAAACTTTTCCATTTTCTTATTTAATCCTTTTTTATATTTTTAATTAGTTTCTTCTATTTCTAGAATAACTTTACTTGATTTTCCATATTCAAAGTCATCTCTAAAGCCTTTTACAAAGTTTCTGTTATCATCCTTTAATTTCCCTGCTTTTACCATTGAATCTAATATAAATTTTTTTGCCCAACATACATTGTCTAAGTCTCGTCTTTTATTTTCTTCTACCCATATAAAATGTAATTTAATTGGATTTTCATATACTGGTAACAAGTTTATGTACCAACCAATATCTTTTTCTACATTCTTCTTCATATTGGCTCCTGCATATCTGTTTTTTCTGCATTCATTTATATATTGATTTAAACTTGGAAGCCTAAATGGTATTTCTATTTTGTCCATACTCTATTTTCTCCTGTATTCCTAAAATATTTTTTATTTCTTTTATATGGTCTTCTGCATAATTACAGTCATTTGTACCTTTAAAATTTGGGTCTTCTAATCTCATACATCCGACCACATTTTACACATTTACCGTTCTAACGGTGGATAATTATATTTCATGCTAGCCCTCTGGCATTCTATAGACTGCATTTTTTTGTTCTACTGCTTCACATCTATTAAATTTATACATATCTATTATTTCTTGTAATACTTCTTTTGCTCTTTTCATTGTTTTATATTTACCTAATATGGTAAAATTATCTTTTTCAAAATATGCATATATTGCGTATCCGCTTAATTTCGTATTATCTATTCCTACATTTGCTTTTAAAATTGATGCAAATATATCTCCTAATTTATCTTCTACGACTTCCTTTTGTGCTACATAATCAATTATTTTTATTTCTGCTACCCTAGAAAAATTTATAATATCTTTTTTATTTTGTTTTACTATTATCATAACTACCTCCTAAAATTATATATCCTTTAAACTTTGCTATTTGTAATTCTTGTTTTGTAATCCATTTTTGCCATTTCCCACATTTACCACAATATAAGCCTCTTCTATTTCCTTGTATTTCTACAAATAGTTCTTCACTATCACATTTACTACATTTTTCTTGCATAATTGCCTCCTAATCAATTCTTGGTATATGTTTATAATTTATTGCTTCAAATCCTGCTTGTGTTCTTTCATATACTGCAACTGTTTTACCTGTGTATTCACATTTCTTTTTATCTACTGCTTTTACATATCCCATTTTTTCTAATTCTGTTAGTCTTGGTGCTGTATAATTTCTTTCTGTACTTGGTATAAATCCTAAATCAAATAATTCTACTGCTAATTCTTTTGCTGTTTTAGGCTTATCTAATCTATTTAAGATTTGTATATATCTTATTTTTGTTTTATCTTGTATGTCATTAAAACTCATTTGCCTTGTTTCTGCTGTAATCATTTGTTTATCACTTCCTTTACTTAAATCTTTTATCTATACTCATTAAATCCATAAATAATTGGTCTTGCTCTTCTTCTGTCAATAAAGAATAATCACTACAATTTTTACATTCTGATATAATTCTTATTCTTTCAATTGCTTTTCCTTTTTCAATTTTCGCCTTATACTTATTAAATAAATATAAATAAATATTCTTTACATTCTTGTTTGTGTTACTTTGTTGTTCTTCTGTTGTTACTTTGTTGTTACTTTTTAATTCTTCAATTTGATAATCTTCCCATTTTTCAATGCTTACAACTGAAAATTTGTTGTTACTTTTTATACTAATCATTTGTAATTTTTCTAATAATTTTATGTATTTGTAAATAGTACTTTCTGTCATTTTTAATTCTTCTGATGCTTGTTTTCTTCCAAATACAAACTCACCTTTTTTTAATTTTACTATTTGTTGTCCTACTAACTGCTCTCTTTCTCTATGTGTTGCTTTTAGTAGACACCAAATCCAAATTTTCAATGCTTTTTCATTCTCAAATATGGGAGAATTTAATAATTTTCTAAATAATTTTATATAACTTGTATTTTCCATATCTCCCACCTTTTACAATATCAGGGATAAAACTTTATTTTGTCTTATCCCTGTTGTCTAATCTAAATAACTTTTTCCTATTAATCTTATAAATTCTTCTCTTGTATGATTTTTTTCATATTCTTTTTGACATTCCTGTTTTAATCTCAAATCTAACTCATGTCCATATTTACCATGTACTCCGTATGTTCCTCTATGTTCTAAATATGTTAGCCATACTTTGAATCCGTTTTGCTCTGATATTTTTCTTTTTCCTGTACCAAAATATATATGATGTTCTTCTAGTCCATAAGTTTGCCCACTGATATAGCTTTCTTTTTTGTTTTGTAAAATTGATTTCATTTTTTATCCCATTCTTTCAATAAACTATTTATTTCTGCATCTGATTTTGTTTCTATTCCATAAGCTTTACAGTCTTGGACTGCTCCATCTATTAATCTTGACATTTGTTTTGAATTAAAAGAACTAGAACCATAATAAGCATTGATTATTTTAAATTCTGTATTTCCTATATATGTTGTATCCGCTATTTCACAAAACCAAGCTATCCCTTGTGCTACCCACATTTTTTCAAATGTTTTTATATTCTCTGTTTCTATTTTAAATCTTCTAAATATTCCAAGTTCCTTTACTCTTTTTTTATATTCTTCTATTGTGTCTATTTCTTCTTCCTCACATAATTCTTGCAAAAGTTTCCAAAAATAACGATTGGCATTAGTTGTTCTTTTCTTGATGTATTTCTTTGCTTCTATTTTAAGTTTTAAACCTTTTAACTGTTCTATATCTGATAACTTGTCCTTTCCATCAATTAGAAAGCTTAATTTTGGCTTTCCAGTCTTATAATCTATGTTTATTTCTTCTAATGTTCCTGTAGTTTGCATTTAATCACCTACTTATTTTCTTCTGCTAGTTTTTTATTACTATCTTTTAATGCATTTTCTATTGATGAATAATCTTTAACTTCCAATATTTTAGGCAAATTACCTATTCTTGATTTTTTTACTATTGCTCTTGTTTCTTCTCCTGCTTTTTCTAATTGAATTACTATGTCCATTAAATATTCAACTATATCTAGTGCATCATATGTAACACCAACTGGTTGCATTTTTCCATCTTTTGTATCCCATACATTTTTTGCTCTTGCTACTAATATTAAGTTCATTGGAACATCTTTTAGTTGATTTAAAACTGTTCTTGTCATTTCTCTACGATATGCATACCATTTTGTTTTTTGTAATTGATTTAATTCTCCTACTTTTTTCCCTATCATTTGTTCATATTTTTTTGCACTTGCATCTTCTATACAGTCTAGTAAATCAGTAACAGGGTCTATAATTAATGTTTTTCTATCAGGATATTCTCCTTTTAAAATCTCTTCAATTAAATTTACTGTTAAAGTCGCTGGATTACTTGCTCTATTATCTGTTTTATTTACCTCTGCTTTATAAAAATCAAATTGACTAGCATATAATCTTGTACTACCTTCTAAATCAACTACAAGAGGATTTGGAGAAGATAAAGCAAATCTACTTTTGCCACTTCCACTTTCTCCCCAAACCATAATTTTTAAATTAACATCATCTAATGTTGCTTTTTTTGCTAATGCCATTTTAATTACCTCCATAATATTTGTTATTTTTATATTCAATTAAATCTAAATAATCCATAGTTACACCTACTTTATTCTTAAACTTGTGTTTTGTGTATTTATATTAACTCCTGCTGGTATTTCTCCTGTTGCCTTAAAATATTCTTTTATAGCTGTTTTATCTACTTTTACACTTACTATTTCTTGTTTAAATTCTTTTGATATTTCATCTTCGTTTACAATTTCTACACTAGGTGGATTTTTTGCTATACTTAATGTTCCTAATGGTGTTTCTAGTTTTGTGAATCCACCTTGTTCCATACATTCTTTTACATATTCTTTAAATTTTGTAAGTCTATTTTCTAATGTCTTTCTTTGCTCTGAAATTCGTTTTTCTTCGTTTTTCATTGCTTCAATAGTTAATTCTATATTTCTTGTATAACCAATTAAATTTTGGCTTTTTTGTTGTAATAATTCTGTTAATTCCTTTTCTACTTTCTTTTTATCTTCTTCTGTCATTTCTTCTTGTGACATCAACATTGGAAACGCATTTGTTATTTGATATAAACTTAAATCTTGCATTATTCTTCACTCAACCTTTCATATATTTCATCTTCATAATGTTCATCGTCTTTTCCTAGTAAATATTCTAGATAGCTGTCATAATCATTATTTGTTTCTATATAGTCATCTTCGACCATTCTGTTTTCTAACATTTTTCATTCTCCTTTGACAACTCTACAAATTAGTGTTATACTAATAGTAGAGTAGCTTTTATATGTATTTATACTCGAACTAATTTTGTGATTGGTAGTCTGAAATTAGTTCTTTATTTTTGTCTGATAAGTTATTTACTAATAATTCTATGTTGTTTTCTAAATCTGTTATTTTAGCTCTTAGCTCTGCTGAATTATTTAGTAATATTACATTTTCTTCTTGATAATCATTAAGTATTCTGTCTCTATTTTCAATTTTTGAATTTGCTAAATCTATATCGTCTTCTAAATTGTTTATTGTTTTCTTTAGTAATTCGTTGGTTTCTTCTGCATCTTTTAAATATAAATTTATTACTAATGCTCCTAATAAAAATCCAAAACACATTCCAAATATCATTGTTCCTCAACTCCTTTCTTGTTTTATTTTAAAAAATAATGTATAATATCCTCGAAAGTGAGGTGTATTTTTATGTCTAGTTATAATTGCCCATTTTGTGGAATAACATTGCCTGTTACAGATGATACTCATCATGTTAGTTACCCTTCTTTTTCTCATGAGATAGGTCATGGTTTCAATATGCATGGTGGTGGTTACTTCACTACCACTGATTGTATATCAATAGATATGTATAAATGTCCTAAATGTGAAAATATCAGTGTTATCGCATCAAGTTTAGGTAAAGGATTTAAAAAACCATTTCGTGTATTAGTAAACCCAACATCTTCTGCTAAACAATTTCCTGAATATATTCCTAAAGCAATTCGTGATGATTATGAAGAAGCTTATTCAATAGTAAATTTAAGTCCTAAAGCTTCTGCAACGCTTTCTCGTAGATGTTTGCAAGGCATGATTAGAGATTTTTGGAATATTAAAAAATCTAAACTTGCTGATGCTATTAATGAATTACAGAATAAAGTTACTTCTTCTCAATGGAAAGCAATCGATTCTGTACGAAAAATAGGTAACATTGGTGCCCACATGGAAAGTGATATAAATACCATTGTTGAAGTTGACTCTGGCGAAGCAGAAAAATTGTTAAAGCTTATTGAATTACTAATTGATAAATGGTATATTACTCGTCATGATGAAGAACAATTATTTTTAGAAATTTCTAATATTGCTGATAACAAAATGTCTCAAAAGAAATCTTCTAATCAATAACTTCATCTAATGTGTCACAACTTGCTAATAGCTTTCCTTTAAAATCCCAGTATTGATAAACATATCTTGCTGGGTCTTTTGGTGTTCCTCTCCCAATTAAAGATTTTGTTTGTATAACTTTTATTACTTTTGCATTGTCTGTCCCTCTTGGTCTTGTTGTTTCCATTTGTTTTCCTCCTAATAAATAGTATTTTGACAAAAAGCCCACACCATAAATGCTGACAATAATAAATCAAATGCTATGTATGTTACTGCTTGTCCTAATCTCATGTAAACTTTGTTTTTGTCTATTCTAAAATTCTTCCATGTTCTTTTCATTTGTTTTCCTCCTTTAAAATTACTTTTTTTTGAATTTTTACATCATATTTTATTTCAAGTATTTCCATTAATGCTCTGTTAATTTTTTCGTAATCCACATATAATCACTTCCTTTCTTTTACCGTGTCGCCATTTTCGTTTTGCACAATATTTTGTGCTTAATTATTAAAAAAAATAACTGCTACTTTTTCATTTAAAGCATTTGCTATCTTTTCCATAACTTTATAAGTAATATTTGTATTTACATCTGTTTCAATATTAGATATTGTATTTCGTGAAACTTCTGATTTCACCGCCAATTCCTCTTGAGTCATATTATATTTTTCTCTGTATTCTTTTACCCTATTTTTCATTATCTCACCTCATTCCTTTTGCACATTATTTTGTGCTTTGTGATTACATTATATACTAATTTTTTTGTTTGTCAACTATTTTGTGCAAATTTTTCAAAAAAATTTTTAAACTCTTGATTTTTTGCACATTCTATTGTACAATGTAATAGAAAGGTGGTTAAAATGTATATCGGAGAAATAATTAAAGAATATAGAATTAACAATAAATTATCTCAAAGAGCATTTGCAAAAAGAACTTCATTAAGTCCTTCTTATATTAATACTCTTGAAAAAATTTATAATCCAAAAACTGGTAAACCATATTCAGTTACTACTGATGTTGCCCTTGAACTAGCAAATGCTATGTTCATATCAATAGAAGATTTATTATCAAAAATAAATGAAAATCAAGAATTTTCAATAAATTCATCAATTCAGTCTATACCTTTAACCGAATTACAACAGCTTCAAATTCCAATTTTAGGAAAGGTCAAAGCAGGCTACGATTATTTAGCAGATGAGAATAAAATAGGTCGATTATATTTAGACTATATTCCTTCTGACCCAGAAAACTATTATGCATTACAAGTAACTGGTGACAGTATGGAACCGTTATTTTCAAATGGAGACATTGCAATAGTACATAAGCAAGACGACTTTGAAAGTGGTAATACTTGTATTGTATTAATAAACGGAGATGAAGCAACTGTAAAAAAGGTCGTTAGAATGGAAGATGGAATAGATTTAATAGCTATGAACCCTTATTATCCAGTTAGACATTTTTCTAGCGAAGATATGGAAAAAATACCTGTTAAAATTATTGGTAAAGTTGTTGAAGCCAGAAAAAGAAATCAATTTAAATAAAAAAGAGAAAATGCTACTGTTTGGCGACACGGCATTTTCTCAAACCATAAAAATTCCTTGAAACAAGGTCTCTTTATGTTATTATTATAGCATATTTTAAAACCTTTTTTCAAGCAATTTAATAAAATTTTAGAAAGAAGGTTTTTATTATGAAATATGTAGCTTGTTATTGCCGTGTAAGCACAGATGAACAGGCAAAATTTGGTTTTTCTATACAAGCACAAAAAGATGCATTAGAAAAATACTGTAAAGAAAATGGATATAAATATGAATTTTATATAGATGAAGGAATTTCTGCTTCTTCCATGAAAAAAAGAAAAGCACTAAATGAAATGTTAAGTAAATGCAATGTATTTGATATGATACTATTCACTAAATTAGACAGATTATCCAGAAATGTATTAGATGCAAATAATATAAATAAATTATTAATAGATAATAAATGCACAATGAAAGCAATAGATGAAGATGATGTTGACACATCTACTGCTGACGGAACTTTTATATTCAACTTAAAAGTATCTCTAGCACAAAGAGAAATTGGCAAAACATCAGAAAGAATTAAATTTGTTTTTAAAAATAAGCGCGAAAAAGGTGAGATTACATCAGGAACAAAAAAATATGGATATGATATAGTAAATAAGAAATATCAAATAAATCAGTCAGAAGCCCAAAATATCATAAATTTATATAATTATTTTATTAAAGTTAATGGCAATACACAAGAAACTTATAAATATTTCATTCAACATTTCAAAAACAAAGGCTATGATGCTATGAGCAATTATTTAAGAGAAACATCTTATATAGGAAAATACAAGCTATATAGAAAGAATATTTATATAGACAATTATATTCCTCGTATAATGAATGACGATTTGTTTTATACTGTTCAAAATTTATTAAAAAAACGAGAAAAAACAAGCATAAGAACATCTAATCCTTCTCTATTTTCTGGCTTAATTTTTTGTAATATTTGCAATACTAGAATGTGTAAAAAACAAGATAATAGAAGTACAAAAAAATTAATTAGATATTGTTGTGATAATGCTTCAAGAAGAAAAGTAAGCAGCATGGAGTATAAGTGTAGCAATCATAAATTAATTAGAGAAGAATATGTCGAAAAATATCTACTAGATAATATTGCATCTATTGCAAAAAAGTATATTAATACAAATGCTGTTAGCTCAAATCAAATCATTAAAAAGAACAATTCAAAAGAAATAAAACAAGTAGAAAACAAAATATTAAAACTTAAAGATTTGTATTTAGATGATTTAATTAATAAAAAAACTTATAAAACCGATTATGAAACATTAAATAGAAAACTAAACGAATTAAAGAATGAGGAAATAATTGCTCCTCAAAAAGACTTTTCAAAATTAAAAGAAATTATAAACTTAGATATTTATAAAATTTATGGTGTATTATCAGATGAAGAAAAAAGAACTTTTTGGTTAAGGATTATTGATAAAATTTATATTGAGAACGGCGAAATTAAAGAGGTTACTTTTTTGTAACCTCTTTTGATGTATAATCTCTTGCATTTCTGGTATTTTATCGTTCCAAAA